TTATACGAACCGTGCTAAATATGATATGTCGAGGTAATCAAAAACTAAGTTTGGAGTTTAAAAATGTCTGAACCACTTGATGAAGAAACTGAAACTACTTGGATAGAATTCATGAATCGTTTTGATACTGAAATTTATCCAGTGATATTTAAGGATAGAGGATACACGAAAGATGTTGCAATGATAATTTGGACGTTGAATAAATATGGTAATGATTTAGCTGATGTACTAGAAGAATTGAAAAATAAAATTTAGAAAAATGCCTTATCCAAGAGAGATAAATTTAGATTCAGAAACAGAACAGAAACTCATTGCTTATATAGAGAATGAGCTTCTTAATCATTATGCTGAGCGCGATGCTCATATTAATGATTTGATGAATTGGATGAAAGATTATTGGGCAAAACCTTCAACAGAGAAAGCTACATTTCCATTTTCTGGTGCAGCAAATATTGTTATTCCTCTAAATGCTATTGCAGTTGAAGCTGTGCATTCTAGAGTTATGACAACTAGATTTGCTTTAGCAGATATTGTATCAGCACATTCTATTTCTTCAGATTGGGAAGAAGCAGCGGTTCCTGTTGAAAGATTTATGAATAAGGAATTGCTTGATGTAATGAAAATCAGAAAGCCTGCTGGTGATTGTTTTCTAGAAGCTACGAAATTTGGTACGATGGTTGGTGAAGTACAATATGAAAAGCTAGTTAAGACTTCTGTTCAAGTTGGTCCAGATGGTGAGGAACATGAAATTGATATTGTTGTGAAAGATGGAGCACAGTTTAATGCTGTAACGGATTCAAGATTTTTAATGCCTTATTCTTCACAAGATCCGCAAACTGCTCCTTGGTGTGGGCAAGAACATAGCATTCCACCATATAATGTAATGTTGATGGAAGCTGGTGGATTGTTTAAGCCTGGAACTATTATTGATGGTAAAGATTGGGAAACTGATCAATCGCAGGTTTCTAAACTTCATGATTGGATCAATCGAACACAAAATACACAAACTGGTATTGGTGGGAATAAAGTTGAAAGATTTCAAGAAACATTGGAACATACGACTGCACAATGGCCGAAACGAATTGATTGGTTGGAAATTTGGCTTGCTTTTGATATTGATAAGTCTGGTAGACAGAAAGAAATAGTTGTTCATTACCATCGTGATGCCAGATATATCATGAGTTGTAGATATAATTGGCATTCAAATTTGCGAAGAAAGTATCGAACTGGTGTATATTTTCCGGTTGAACATAGATGGAGAGGTATTGGCATATGTAAGATGAACGAACAGTTTCAAAAAGAGATAACTACTCAACATCGTCAGCGTTTGGATAATGCTACGTTGGCTAATATGAGAATGATTAAGGTTCATAAGCTTGCTAATTATGGACCTAGAGAACCAATTTTTCCTGGTAAGATGTGGTTCGTAGATGATATGTCCCACATCGAAACCTTCCAACTTGGGGAGATTTATCCTTCTGCTTACCAAAACGAACAATCTTCTCTTATCTTCTCACAACAGAGATTAGGCGTCAATGAAGTAACATTAGGGATGCCTCAAGTTGGAACACCAGGAACAGCAACTTCTGATCTTGCAAGAATTCAAGAAGGTAATAAGAAACACGATTTCATATATGCAAACTTCAATGTATTCTTACAAGAGATTGTTGTAGATATTGCTGATACAATTCAGCAGTTTGGACCGCGCCAACTGACTTATTTTGATACTGCTGAGAATGGAAATCTAGTTCGAGCATTTTTCCAGATGCCATCTTCTTACATTCGTGATGGCTTATTGATTAATTTGAAAGCTACAACTGCACAAGCTAATAGACTTCTTGATAGACAAAATTGGCAACAGATTACTCAGTTCATTCAACAGTATTATGCTGGTATGGTTGAATTGGCAATGACGGCAGGTAATCAACAACTCTCACAGATCATTGTTTATAAAGGAATGAACGCAGCCACGGAGGCTATGAGACAAATACTAGAAACCTTTGATGTTCGCAACGTAGATCGTTTGGTTGTTAAAGAAATTGAGGATATGGTGAAAAATGGATTACAAAGCCTTGGGACTGGACCAAACGGAAATAATGGAACTACGGGAACTGTCCAAGCACCCGGAATGGACCGTCTTAATCAAATGCTTTCGTTTATTGGAAATACGGGCGCTCAACCAACTCGCGTCCTTCCGAACGGGAGATGAAGCATTAGAAAGACGGGGATTTGTTCAAGGTTTGAAATCGTTTAAAGAAATAATCGACTCCGCTTATTCGGATACGCACTCTCAACTTTATACGCCACAAAAAGAGGTATTAGATAATGGAATCGCCTACGCAAGACCCAACATTGACGCCGGAACAAATCCCTCCGACGAACTCGCAACCAGTCCCTCCTACTGAAGATCCTAGAGATAGACAAATTAGAATTTTTGAAGAACTTACACGTTCTCAAAATGCTAGAATTACAGAACTAGAACAATCGCAAGCTGCAAATAGAGCAGCGCCACCGCCAGAAGAAAAGATTACACCAGAACAATTCTTTGCTGATCCTGTTCATTACATGGATGATAGGTTGGAAAAGAAACTTAAAGAAACTGTAGCTCCATTACTTGATTTTGTTGAGCAATTTCGTGGTGGTACACAAACTGATAAGTTTATAAATCAATTCAAAAATGATTCCCGTTTCAGTTCTCAATGGGATGATTCACTAGAACGATATATTAGAGAGCAGGCAGTTACAATTCCGCCTAAACAACTAACAGAACAAAACTTTGGACTTATTGTTTTAACTGGAATTGGTGCTAGAGCTGCTGGACTTATTCCTGGAGCAAGAACACCAACACCACAAACTCCAACACCAACTCCGATGCCGCAAAATCAAAATAGGGATATTATCCCTCCATATATTGCTCCATCTAATTTGCCAGCGGCTCCAAATGGTGGCAATGATAAGAAACTTCGTCCATTGAGTGAACATGAAGAAAGATTGCGTCGTGAGCGCAAACTAACTCATGAACAGTTTCTATCTTGGCTAGAAGTTCCAGCTTCACAAGTTGCTATTAGTGATGTTGGGAGGACTAAGTAATGCCACAAGAACGCGATGCAACTACTATTAAGTTGCCAGATGCAGAACCTAAAGTTGAAGATCAACATGATAATCCAGAAGAAGTACAAGCAAAACTTTCTGGAATGACTAGAGAACAATTAAAAGCTCGTGTTCTTAGTGTTCTAGATCGTGGAGTTGTTAATGATAGACTTCATGTTAAATTGCCTGCACATCTTTATGGAGAATGGTGTAGAAATGATCCACTAGAAGTTGATAGACTAAGGACGCTCGGATTTTGGTTAGACGAAGAATTTTCCACCAAACGAGCTATTCACGCAGATGGTTCTAAAGCAAACAAAGTTGGTGATGTTATCTTTATGGTAACAACTAAAGATAACAAAGAAATTATTGATGAAGCACGACGAGAAATCTCTGCGCGAGCAGATAGGAAGGTGGAACGTGAAGAACGGGAGTTGCAAAATAATATTCGTAATGCAACTCAAGGCGATATTCCATCATTTGTAGAAAGTTCTGTTAGACCTGTTGGTGTTGCTGATGTGCTGCAAAGAATGAATGAACAAACTCAAGTACAAAAATAAACGGAGAACAACATGCCGAGGGGAATGAATGTTGCTCGCCGCACTGGTACTACTGTTCCACGAATTCAGGGAGTAATCCCTGCTGCTGGTCAAACATTCAAACCGTATGCTGTTGTAGTTACGGATGCGAATGGTGATATTGTGGAATGTACGTCTGGTGCGGGAGCATTGTCTATTTTGGGATTGGCTTTGCAAGGCGCATTTACTGGTCCTGGATATGATGTTCCAGATTCTTCCAGAACTAATGCACTTGTGCAAGGTGCTGATGGTTCTGTTTCTGTAGCAATTGCAGATCGTGAACAAGAATTTTCTTGTCGTGGTGTTAATGGTGGAACTGATCCGGTTACACCTTTGCAAACCAATATTGATGAACAATATGGTTTGATTAAGACTGCTGCTGGAGATTGGTGTCTCGATCTTGCAAATGCTATTGATCTTGCAGTTCAAGTTACTGATATTGATATTGATAACAAAGTATTTTTCGTTAAGGTTCTAGAGTCTGTAATGGTCCGCCCATAATCCTAGCGTGGAGAATCTAACCAAATGATCGTACAAGGAAACTTCGCGCCACTTTTTCGTCCGGGTTTGCGACAGGATTTCCGTGACAGTTATCAGGATTTTGATACTGAATACACGGAATATCTTGTTGTAGATTCTACGACGGAACCGGAAGTGCGCGGAACATACATGACTGGATTGAATCGCCTCTTTGAACGAAAAGATGGTGAACCCATTGTTTACGAAGATCCAAAGATGGGTAATATCCAGGTTGGTGTTGATAAGGAATTTGCTGGTGGTTTCATGATTACCCGTAAGACTGTTGAAGATGATAAGTATGGTAAGGCAAATCAGGGAGCAAAGTGGCTTGCTCGTGCAGCTAGACTTACTTATGAATATCAAGCTGCAAAATTCCTTGATGATTTCTTTACCGGAGCAACATTCAAAACGATGCAAGATGCGCTAGCTTTTGGTCACACCGCGCATACTCTTTTGAATAGTTCTTCAACAGTTGCGAATATTCCAACTACGCAAATTGCACTTTCTATTGCTGGAATCAGTGCATTGTTTGATCTTTGGTCTGTTTTGAAAGATGAAAATGGCGATCCTATTCGCGAATTTCCGGATACTTTAATTTATGGTACGGCTCCGGGCGATCAAAATACTGCACTAGCAATTTGGAATAGTGTTCAAGAGCCTTTTACGGCAGATAACACTGACAATGTTATTCGCCGTCGGATGCCGAAGCCAAAGATTGTACAATCACATTTCAAAGCTAGTCAAAAGTCATATTTCTTGACTTCTAGCAGATTGAATGATGCACATTTCACCGTGCGTCGTCCAGTTGAATTCGATGATACTTTCGATTTTGATACTGATGTTGCAAAGTACAAAGCTACTACTCGTTTTATGGTTGCTGCATTTGATTGGAGAGGTTGGTCTGGCAGCAATCCCACGTAATCATATAAGGAGAATTAAAAATGCAACCTTATATGAGCGATTTTGCTGACCTAACTAGTGCTGTCTCTGCTGGTGCTGTTGCTGGTGATTTGACAGTTACAGGAATTAAGTTTGGTGATATTCTTAGGCTCGTGCAAGATTTGACAACTGGTGGTAATCTTGCCGATGAATTTACTGTAACTGCTGATGATACCATCAATAATACTGGTGGCACATCTACTAATGGTCACGCTGTTATTATTGTTTGGCAGCGACGTTATGGTAGTGGACGACATAAGTTTGAAGCTGGTTCTGTTGTTTTGGGACGTTCTTCATTTTAAGGAGCGAAAATGCGCAAAAGTAGGCTGCTCATGTTGTTGGGATTGGTTGTAATTACAGCAGCTTTTACCAGTGTTATAACTACAACTTATCGCCCAACGCAACGTATAGGTCCATATTTTGGATCTAATACTCCATATTCTGCTGCAACTGGCGGTCAAGCTGGTGGCTATGTAGAAGTTTATAAAGACACCGTTGATACGCTTATTGTTGGTGATGTTGTTTATATCGCAAAAAATAATGTTGTTACAAAGAGTGCAACACTAGCGAACTATAATACCGTTGCTGGTGTTGTTGTTGGTGGAACTAAAACAAATATGCGTGGTGTAACATCTGCTCCAGCCTCAACTGATACTGCCGCATTTGCAAATCAAAATGTACTTGTTTTGCGATACGGTAGAGCTTGGGTTAGGGTAGATACTACAACTGCTGGAATTCCTGCTGGAGCTTTAATTATTCCTTCTTTGGTTGCGGGAAAAGTTAAAGCTAAATCAACAGCGATTGACAGTTTGTATCGTGCAATTGGACGTATGTTGGATACTGGTATTGCTTCTACTCAAGTTCTTGCTTTGATTAATGTGAAGTAACTCTAACTGAGAAAATCTGGTTATGCAACTCGCCCTTTTAAGTGGTGCTATTCCTCGGACTTGTGCCAGAGGTCCAAAAGTTAGACTTCAGCGAGGGAAATGGAAATTTGGTTGTACAGGATTGATTGATACTAGATTATTCCTTGCAATCAGTTTCCATCCCCTCGCACAAGAAATCTCGAATATAATTCCTATAATCAATAATCAAGAATTTGAATTAGAATATACTGCTATTGTCTATGTTGATTTCACAGAACGTAGTGATGAGCCTCATATTTCTATCTTTGCAGAAAAGGTAGCTTGATATGACATTAGATTTGAGTAGATTACAAGCTAGAACAAAGCGTGCATTAGGTTTGTTGGACACAGATACAGAACTCAGTCCGGCTGATATTGATGAATATCTCAATCAGTCTTATTGGGAA